AGGAGAAATTGACACAACAGCATTTCAGTTTATATGAGAAGTTTGTTATAGGTGAGAAAAAAGAAGGAGAATGAAATGGATATAGGTATTACTAAATTATCCGATTATTATGATAAATATAGTGCAGCAACATCATCTACAACAATAATATTTTGTCCTCATTGTGGGGCTGAAAATTATATTGCAGCACGTGGAAATACAATAGGGTTAATTTATTGTGTTAAATGTGGAGAACTTATTTGTTAAAGGAAGTGATTAAATGATAGTAGATTTCACAGATATATTAAATTTCCTTGACGTAGATATCGGTTATTTTGTAGTCAATGCTTCTCATGATGTATTAGTTTTAACCTATGATGCAGGCAGTGCCACGAATGTAGAAGTAACTGATGGTACATATAATGGTACAGAATTGGCTGCACATTTGAAAACTAAAATAGATACAGCATTTACTATAACATCAACGGTAACCTATTCGACCACTACAAAGAAATTTACTATTGCAGTAGCGGCTGGACATACTATAGCCTATACGAATACTGGGAGTGACGCGGGGCTTTTATTTGGTTTCAATGCTGACCATGCGGCAGCTTTATCTATCACATCAAATATAGCAGCCAGTGATCCATCAGCAATTATATCAGATATACACGGCTCGGTTGAGGACTGGGTAGAGAATCATTGTTATCGGAAGTTTGAAGATGCTTTATATGTGAAAGAAAGACACGATGGGAAGGATCAAAACATAATCTATTTTGAACAATATCCAGTATTAGCGGTTAATCTTGATGGTCTAGTCTGGAATGCTACCGCTAAAACTGTAACGAGGGCTGATGGTGGCAGTTTTATAACCGATGGCTTCGAGGCAGCCGATAAAGTATTAGTGCAAAATTCTGATAGCAATAGCGGTCTGCTTACTATAGCTACTGGCGGAGTGGCTGCCTTAGTGCTGACTTTTACCGATACCATTGTAGCCGATACCAGTGATGACAATGTAATATTATCATTATTCCGGGAACTTTGGATTAACGACACCAAAGTTGATGAAGATGATTATGAAGTATTTTCTGATCATATATATTATAATGCGGGATTTAGTGAAGGGCATGGCAATATCAGATTAACTTATTATATCAAGTATTCTATTATCAATATAAACGACCTGAAATTAGCGATTAAGATTATAGTCAAGAGTATCTACCAAAAAAGGCAAGAGGAAATATTCTCAATTAAAAGTTATAAAGTAGGGGATATAGCTGTAACTTGTGAAGAAGGCGATATACCAAAAGAAGCTGAAGCTATTTTAAATAAATATGTGAAGAGAGAAATAGTATGAAAAGAATAGATATTAATAAAGATAAATTAAGGGACTTATATATCAATAAAAAGATGAGCCCCAAAGAATGTGGTTATAAATTAGGATGTTCAAATTTCACAATATACAAGAAATTAAGAGAAAATTCTATTCTTATTAGAACATCGAGTGAAGCTCATAAAGGGCAACATTCTTCACCCGAGACTGAATTTAAAAAAGGATGTATTTCTTGGATGAAAGGGAAAAAACACAAAGAAGAAAGTATAAGAAAAATGAGTGAAAACCAGAAAGGGAATGAAGGATATTTGGCAAGGTAAACATCGTTCAGAGGAAACAAAGCAAGCAATAAGCAAAGCCAATAAAGGGAAAACAAATGCTTTGGGAACTAAACATTCAGAAGAAGTAAAACATAAATCCAGTGAACTTAGAAGAGGTAAACATTATTCACCTTCTTCTGAATTTAAAAAAGGTCAATTTAGTGGCAAAAAGCATCATAATTGGCAAGATGGAAAATCATTTGAAAAGTATACAATCCAATTTAATAAAGAATTAAAAGAGCTTATAAGACAAAGGGATAGCTATCAATGTCAAATATGTGGAATGCCAGAATGTGAAAATATTAGAAAGTTACATATCCACCATATAGATTATGATAAAAAGAATTGTTTGCCGAATAATTTAATATCTCTTTGCACAAGTTGCCATGTAAAAACAAATTATAATAAAGAATATTGGATAGAATATTTTATAGGGGGTAATTAAAATTATAGGCAAAAAAGTAACCCTTGAATTGAGGCGTGAGACTACTGTAAGCGATGGAATTGGTGGCTGGACTACTACTGTAGAAGGCAAGAGATATATTAAAGGTGTGTTATCTACTATTACAGGAGATGAGCGGTTGAGTGCAGATAAGTTGACAGTTATATCATCGCACTATTTCTATATTGACTTTCCTATCGGGGTAACTATCACAGAAGCGGATATCTTTATCAAAGGCACGACAGAATATAAGATTATCTATATTAATAATGTAGGTGCGAATCAGGATAGGCGGTTACAAATAACTTTGAAAGAGGAAGTATAGAATGACTGTTAAATGGTATGGAAAAGAAGTAATTAATAAAGTAAATGCAGAAAGCAAAAAGATTATAGAGAAGGCTTGTTTTATGGTGGAGAGGGATGCAAAGATATTACAGACTCCCCATGTAAAAAGTGGTAGACTTCGGAGTTCTATCACTCATGAAGTAGAAGGCACTACTGGTAGAGTGGGCAGCAATGTAAGTTATGCTCGCAGGATTGAATTAGGTTTTGTGGGTATTGATTCACTTGGAAGAAAATATAATCAACAACCTTATCCCTATTTAAGACCTGCTTTGCATAAGAACGAAAAGAAGATATTAGAATTGTTTAAGAAGATTATTTAAGGAGATAAAATAATGAAAAAAGATAAATGGAGATTAACCAGAATTAATCAGGGATTTGAAATGACAAGGGTCAGTGGTCAGGCGATAGAATGCAGAAAATTAAATTGGTTTGAAAGAATTATTTATTGGCTAAAATTTTAAGAAAATAATATAGAGGTGAAGTAAAATGTTTAATGTAGAAGTAAAATATTACGGGAAACCAATGAAATACGATAAGAGAAATGGGAAAGTAACCACATACAAAAAAGAATATAAAGTTACTGATGATGATGATTATATCAAGACAATGCGAAAAGAACTGACAGAGATAAACAAAAAATATGAGGGGTTATATTCGATAAAGTTTTATTTGGATGAGATAACAGAATCTCAAATATAGGGGGTTATTATGGCAATATTAAAAGGAAATGCTTTAGAATGTAAAAGACGAATAAAAGAAATTTTGGAAAAAATAAATGAGGGAAAATATAGAATAGATTTTATTGTAACGAAAGTTGGGGTAGACGAAACCGAACCAGTTAAAGACGATGATGGTTCATTGGTTCGTAATTACAAAAGAAGTTATCACGATACATTTACTATAAATTATATAGATAAAGAAGCAAAAGAAAGTATTATATAAGGAGTCTATATGCAAGTATTATTTTTAGGCATCTGGAACAAATTCAATGGCAATGCAGCCCTCAAGGCGGCAATAACTAATATGTATTTCAGCGAGGCAATTCAGACAGCCGTGTTACCATATATTGTATATCATAAGATTAGCGGTAGACCTGACTATACGTTTACTGAGGATATGGAAAATGTGCTAATACAGTTTAATATTTATGATAGTAATTCAAGCTCAGCAACGATTAACGATATATATACTAAGCTGACGGCACTTTACGATTATTGTAGTTTAACCGTAACAGGCTGGAGCAGTATTTATATGAAACGGGAATTAGATAATCTGACAAGGGAAAATGATATTTGGAATTATTTTATCCAGTATAGGCTGGAAATTCAAAAATAAATAAAGAAAGGAAGTGATTTAATTGGCTGAAATTGCAGGATATGGAGGATACGTTAAAGAAGGTGCAAATATAATAGCTGGAATGAAAGGCTGGACTTGCCCTCAATTAGCTAACGTTGGGGACATTACCGATTTTCAAAGTAGTGGATTAAAAGAATTTAAACTTACACTTAAAGAATGGAACGGTAGTTTTGATGGTAGCTTAGATGGGACTCCCCTAAATCTCGGGGCTACTTATACATTACATCTGGGTTTAACTGGCACTACTGAGTATTATGGAAGTGCAATTATAACAGGTATAAATCCAGGAGTAACTGTTGATGGCATAAATGTAATAAGTTATAGTTTTCAAGGGACTTCGACATTGACCTTTACTCCGTAATTAATATTTTAAATAAGAAAAGAGGTGATATATAATGGCGGA